TACCACACTCGGCGGAAGCTGTGGACAGGGCCTTGAGCTTGGAGAATCCGTTCGCCTTGAAATGCTTTTGGGCGGAGGCGATGAACTTGTCCTCGGGCTTGTCGCCATCGGCGCCGTGGTCGGTCGCGGCGGCAGGCGAGGCAATGGCGCCTGGGCTTTGCCCCAGCTTTGCGGTGAATTGGCGTGCTATTTCCTGCGCAATCGAGCGGCCCATCTCGCGGAGCTCGACATCCCGCGAATGCGCCTTGAAGCCGGGCGGGGTGGCACGCTTCGGCGTGCCAGGCGCTGCGATGGCGGGCGGATTGCTGGAAACGGTGTCGCCCTGTGCGATGGGATCGTTGGCGGCTGCAGCGGAGAAGGGAAGCGGAGCATCCTGCGTCTCGTCGATGCCGGAAGCGCCCCCTGTATTGCCGGGCTCGTCCGTCTCATCGGGGTCGCCGCTCGGGAGCGGAGCGCCGGGCGCCGTGCTCGGCGCCAGGGCGGCAACCGAAGCCTCGAGCTTGGCGAACCTGGCCATGTGGCCCTGCATTGCCGTCATCAGCTGCTTGTGCTGTGCGGCGATGTCCTTGAGAGAGGGAAGGTCGGCGTTGTCGGGAGCGCCCTTTGCTGCGGGAGCAGCCTGGGCCGGCGCTGCGGCTTTTGGAGCTGTTTGGATTGCCATTCTACCCTTGACCCCGGCGTCAACCCGGCGCCGGGAGAAAAGACCGGTCGGGCAGGCTGCCGGCTCCGTCACCAGGTCGCATGAGAAGATTTCGTCGCAGCGCGTGCAGATACTCCCGCCGCAGATTTCGTCCTCGCCGATGAATGACACCGAAAAGCCGAAGCAGTCGGGCATGACGTTCGCCATCTCGAAAATCTTGGCCTTGTTCGGCTCTGAATCGAAGACGTGGAAGTCGGCGCGGAGCGTCTCGCCGTCTATGGCGAAGTTGTCGAGGAAGCCGATGGCTGAAAGTACGCCTGAGCCATGGTCCGCGTTCACCCTGAGCCCGTTCTCGTAGGTCTGCGCCGAGGCCATCACCTGCTGCAGGGTGGTCATGTCCACGGCTAGCGGCTGCCCGAGCATGGGGTCGTCGTGGCCGAGAACCGGCCCCATCGTAATCATCCCGACGCCACGGATTACCCCGTTCGTCTCATCGACCGCCTGGATCGTGAAGTTTTGGGCAAACTGGTGCTCTCTCCGCATGCCCTAGCCGAACCGTCAACTGCCTGCGGCGTCTCCTGATCCTGCAATCGCATCCGAGGCCGCCGCAGCTGCCGCCACCTGCGCCGCCGCCGGATCCGAGGCCGGTGGAGGCATCGCCGGGGCGATGAAGCCGTTGGGGGTACGAACCGTGAGCATCGTAAGGGCAGTCTCAAATGGGATGCTGCGCTTTTGGGCTATGGCCTGCGCCATGCCGATAAGCTGGTCCGACTCCTGGGCCATGATCTGCATTTCCGCAGAGGCGTCCTGCCCCGTCTCTCCAAACCATGAATCGAGGGTGAGCATTCCGGACTGGACCTCCTTGATTGCCGAGGCCGAGTCCCGGCCGGCGTCGATTGAGATGGCCGGGGCGAACTGCCACACGCCGCCGTCCCACTGCGGGGTCCATGGGATTGAGCCATTGCCCATTCCCTCGATCAGCAGCGCATTCTTAACCTTGTCGAGGAACTGGCGCTGTAGCAGGCGCTGGTAATACTCGATCACGCGGTGGGCCTGCTGCGCATCCATGCGGGCATTCGGGCCGCCGAGCTTTGAAAGGTCGTATAGGAATCCGTAGGGGAGATTGAGCGCCAGGCCGATCAACCGCACCAGGGTTTCGAGGTAGGTCTGGAACGTTCCGCTCGGGCGCTCCGACTTGATGAAGTCGTACTTGTCTGTCGAGCTCGCCCACTGGATCATGCCGGGATTGAGCGCCTGCTCCTTCAAGGGCTGGTCGTTCACATCGGTGTCATCGTTCGTCACGAACTGGGTTGGATCCTGGAACGGGCCGCCGTGCGGTGTGTAGCCGATTGCCGCGTGCAGGTTCTCGAACTTGGTGCCGATGCGGCAGTACTCCATGATCTCCTTCAAATCGCGGGCCTCAGTCAGGATCGGCGCGAACGGGGTGACGCCCCTATACTGGTTTGTGCGCCTCGGATCAAAAATATGCATCATCTGGTCCGCAGGAATCTCAACCGGGTTGCTGTAGGAGTTGGCCTTTGTGCGCCAGTAGATGCGGAACGAGAGCGGGCGCCCGGTCGGTAGGTCAATCGTGATCCCCTGCAGGTAGTTGTCCGAGGAACTGACCATGTAAATGCCCCCGATCCTGTCGCCCTCGATGCCGCAGACTTTCAGAAGCCCATCGCCGCCGCGCTGCCACTGGTAGCCGAAATCGCCGTCCCGAAGCATCGACTTGAAGGCTATCTGCGCCTGCTGCTCGATGCCGAAGCGGCCGGAAAGGTCGAGCGAGTTGTCAAAGCGGTCCTCCAGGTACTCGCCGTAAATTGGGTTAAGCGCACTCTCGCCGGTCTGCGGCCGGTACTTGATGCGCCCGAAGGCGTACATGGAAACCTTGTCGATGATCGACTGGAAGAGGCCGAAATTCTGCTCGAGGTCGCGGACCTGGCGGATCAGCTGGAGCCGTTCGGGAAATGCCCGGTAGTCCTCCGGCCCCTGCATGGTCGTCGCCGTGTTGCGGAACCTGTCCGAGCGGCTGGCCTCGTAAGAGAACTCCCGGCGGGCCCGGATGCGGCCTGCCGCGAACTTTGGAAAGTATCGCCCGATGGCAAGGTCCAGTTTCGTTGGCCTGGACATCTCAACCGGGTCAAAGGGGTTGCGCCCGATGCGCGTCGGGTCGTTATACCGGATCGGCATGGCTTACATTGTCGGGGAGGTCTGCGCCGATGATGGCGAGCCGCCCGTGTTCATGTTGGCAAAGGTAAAGCTGTTGCTGACCCCGTTTGCCCGGTCCAGCGCCCGCTGGATCTCCACGAGCGTCTGGCGAACCTCGGGCAGGTTGGCGCGGGTGAACGCCCGACCGGACAGGGTGTAGGACTGCCCGGCTGTCGCAATGCCAGTCATCACGGCGATATAGTTGGTCTGCATCGTCGTCAGGGTGGCGACCGGCAGCCCGAAGAATACTCCTGTTACTCCGATAGGCATTTCAACCTTGCTTCATTCGTCAATCTGCCGCCCCATCTTGAAATGTCCATGTTTAGAATGTCCCGGCATGGCGGGGCACGCACCGGAGCAGGCCGACCGCCGCTGCCCGACGAGGACAAGCGCAGCCAGCGATGCATCTACGTGCCCGACGAGGCGTGGCAGGATCTGCTCGGCCAGGCGCTGCAGTTTGACCTTACTCCGGGAGAATACGTCGAGCATCTTGTAGTCGCCGAGTCGGGGCGTCGCGCCAGAGAGGTTTTTGAGGCTGCTCGGCAGCCGGCGCAGCAGCCGAGCCGGCAGTAAGGAGTCGCATCATCACGGCGAAACACACCTGCATCTTCGAGGTGTCAAAGCCGTGGTCCGGGCGGTTCTTGACGGTCTCCCAGTTGAAGACGCCGGGACGTTTCTCCATCTTCTGCTTGTTGAGCAGCTGCGCCTGGTGGTCGCCCGACCAGTCGTCCGGGTGATCCCAACCGGTGGTCGTGCCGCCGATCAGGTTGGCCAGGATGTCCGAAAAATATCCCTCGTTAAAATGGATGTAGGCCACTCGGCGGGCCGCGCCGGGCACCTCGGCCATCTGGATCGGTGAGTATGGGAGCGTCACCTTCACCGGGTCCGCATCGCGGGCTCCCTTCGTGTAGTGGGTCCATGAGTTTTGATCTGATCCGAAGACGGCCAGCCACCCATACTCGACGCACTCCTTGAAAACCTCGTGCTTCTCAAAACGGGCGTCCTGCCACACGCAGCGGTCCTTGATGTGGTACTGAAGCTGAATCGCCCGCATCCCCTCCTTGGTGTTGACGCGCCCGAAGTAAAGCTGCCGGGAGGTTCCGTCCTTCCGGTAGGCTCGGATCTCAACCCACCTATGGGGCACGTCCTGCGCGATGCCGTGCTGGCGGTCGGCGGTCATCGCCCGGTGGACCTCGCCGTCGATCGGCTGGCCGCCCGAGAAGTCCGCGTAGCTGTAGCCGCCACGGTTGGTGGTGATCGAAACGGAGAGGTGAACTTCCTCCCATGGGCGGCACTCGTACTTCTGAACGAAGTCCCTCATGGCGCTCATGTCGCCGTACTCGGCTATCTGCATGGCCTTGATCTTCATCGAGACCAGATCGGCGAAGGAGTAGTTGAGGAGCCCGTTGACCGAGAAGGAGACCGTGCCGGGCGCCGCGTTCTCGTTTGTCACGACGTATCGCCCCGTTCGGTTCCATTCCGCCCGGGTGCCCTCGGTGTCGGGCCACTCGGTGGCGGTCTGGGCGCAGGAGTACCGGGCTGTCTCGATCGCCCGGGCAATGGACCACTTCCCCGATGGCAGCTTCGCGTCATCATTCCAAAGGAGACCCCAGCGGCTGCCGTCGTCCCTCTTCCCGCCACGAAGATCGAGCGGGACCACCTTGCCGGCAGCCTCGTAGCACCACACAGCCTGCGTTCCCTCGCGGTAGTTGGCGTCCTCGACATCGTTTTTGATCCCCGCCTGCGACACATCCACGATCTTGTACGCCCCGGTGCGCCGGTAGTCTCCGGTGCGGGCCTCGGCATGGGTGTAGAGATCCTGCCAGACCGGCAGCCAGGTCTCGTCATTGAACAGCCAGCGGATGCCCTTCGATTGCAGGTTGTTGATGTTCGCCCCCTGGCAGACCACGAAGAACGGGCCGAAGTAAATCTCGGTCGTCAGGGTGTCGTGGCGGTTCGGAGGCAGCATCGCCTTGAACGGCCTGCATGAGCGCCAAAGCTCCCACGCCTTCTCCTTCATGTGTCCCTTCGCGTCGGCGTCCGACTGCCAGTTCCACATGACGGGCCCAGGGTCGTTGCAGATGATCCATGGGATTGACAGGTCCGCGATCATCGAACCTCCGAACCTGGGCGGCTTCCGCATCCGGACGCGGTGGATTCGGGTGTCCTGGATCGCATCGAATACCGAGATCAGCGGCCGGGTGATCGCCACATCGAACTTGCCGGGAATGGCGTAGCTCGGCGGCAGCGTCATGTGCTCGTGGGCCCAGTCGTAGATCGAGCGCCTGTCGGGCTTCGACCAGCTAACCCCCCAGCCGCTTATTGCTTTTGCTGCCATTTGTCGCGCTCCGTGGCAAAGCACTCGCACATCCGGTCGCCTATGCCCCGGGCAATTAGGCGAATCTCCTCCGGGGTCTTGCCCGACGCCTTTGCCGGAAGCTCCTGCTCAAGGGCGGCGAAGAGGATCGCCTTCAGCAGCAGCCCAATACGCATGAACGCCTCGTCCACATCCCGCATCTCGATCATCTCGCCCTCGATCTTCTTGATTTCGATGTCGAGCCTGCGGTTCTGCTTCTCGAGGTTCGCCTGCTTCAGCTCCATGATGTTGCCCTTGGCCTTCTCCGCCAGTTCCCGGTAGTACCGGAGCATCCCCGTCACCGCCTTCTCAAGATCGTAGATCCCACCAACCGGCGGCGGGAAGAATCTCTCAGCCGCAAGCTGCTGGAGACGCCGCTGCGACAGCCCGGTCCATTCGCAGAAAATTTCCCATGTGAGGGCGAACGTCTTGGCGGCCGCCGCCGCCTCTTTTTTGGCTTTCTTGGGCGCTGTCCCTGCGGTTGCTTTCTTGGGCATATTGGTAACCGAAACGAATTGCGCCAAAACGGCTCATATGTGCCGGTCTTGGCCCGGCGCACTTCGGTCGCGGCGGCCGGGCTTAGAAGTCTCCTTACCCGGGGCCGGGGCGGGGGTGGCCCGCAAGCCATCAGCCCGCCTGTCCTTGTCATCGACGGCACGTATCAATGCCAGCACCCCGGCCACAACTGCCCGCCTTGTGGCACGGGTGTGGGTGGGGGAGGCCGTGGGCGGGTGTATGGTACGGGGCGGAGCGACCGGCGGGCGGGCGGCGGGCTGGGTCGGGCTCGTGACTGTGCCGCAAGGTTCGATGATGCGAGCCGAGCTGCGGCCGAGCGCCGGCAGGAGCGTTCGCCTGTTCCTGGTCTCGCGCTCTGGGACCAAGAGTCTAAGTCTTCGACTCGCTCTTGCTCGCTTGCTCGTCTTGTCTTCGCTCGTCTTCGCCTCGTTACTTGTCGTCGTTGCTGTATCGGGTATGGTCATTGTGCTGGCGTTGCTATTGCTCGTGTCGTTCAACGGACACAACCAAACCTTGCGAGTTGGTGTTATGTGATCGTTGTTCTTCGACACGAGATACTTGTCCACGAATGTGCTTTATCTGGTGTGACAGTTCCGGGAACGCACGCTCTATCGCGGTCAGCACGGAATGGAACTCGGCATGTGCGGCCTGCTTTGAGATGGCGCGGTCTTGCGACTGCTGCTGGAACGAGTTGAAGATTGAGGCGTCGCCGTGCATCAGGCGGACCGTGTAGCGAAACGCCATGTGGCTGACCTCTGAGACTTGGACGAGCCGTGACAGGATGCTTATTCCCAAGCCGAGGCGAATATCCTCCAGCTCGTGGAGTCGCTCGCAGACCTCGGAAACGATTGGCGCGGCTTCGGATAGCTTGTCGCACTCGGTTTCAAAGAATGGTTCCGGGCCTGTCGCCCTTACCCCAAGAACCCCATCCTCGATTGCACGCGTCATCCAGTTTCGGGACTTGAGGCGCTGCCTGGCGAGATCGGCATCATGGCAGCGGTCGCAGAGCGTGAATTTGCGGGCCTTCTTGCCGCAGCGGATACAGAGCTTCCTCGCCTTGCGTTTGCGGGCCCAAAGCGACCACTTCGAGAGTTTCCTGGTGTGAACCGCCGTCATTTGAAATCCCCCACCTTTGGCGTCGGCAGATTCCTGTAATATGCATGGTTGTACGCTTTTCTCCATTCCTTGTGCCGGCGCTGGTATTCGCGGCATTTCCTGCGTGCAAAAGCCTTGTCGGCGCCGCTGGCGTAATTGCCATGCTTTACGTTGCTCATTTCAGCAGTCCCAGCGCCCGGGCCTTGGATTTGTTCTCGTGGATCCATGAATGGCAGCGCCGGCAGACGGCAAGCCAAGTTGACTGGTCCAGGTAGTTTTTCCCTGTCCGTCCGCATACATGGTGAATATCACATGAAAGATGCATCAGGTTGCCGGTCCTGGGGCACGCCTCGCAAAGCGGGTGGAGGATGAGGAAAAACCGGCGATCGCGGCCATAGACGACCATCTCGGCTTTCCTGCGGCTGGAAACCCTTGGCATCGCTCTTTTGCGGCGGGTCATAGTCCGTCGAAGGGTTGTGTGATGATCCGCATCATCCCCGGGCTGTTTCGCCTCGGGTCGGCGATGAACCGCTCGATCAGCCGGATCCGCTCCGCCGTCACCTTGGCAAAGTCGCTTCGAT